CGTCGGCATCGGCGGTCTCCTCACGGATGCGATCGGCGGTGATCTCAATGGTCAGCTGGCGCGCGCACTCGCCGGACAGGGCACCCCCAACCCGAACCCCGGAGCTCCCTCGGCGGGTCCCGCAGCCCCAGCCCCTGGACAGGCGCAGGCCCAGACCTACGCCCCAGATCCGCAGAACGCCAACACCATTGCGCTTCTGCTCAAGGTGCATCAGCAGGATGCGATCTCCAACGATCTCAATCGCAACATTCAGGGCATCGCCGCGGGCTTCGGCACCGCGCAGCAGCAGGCGAGCAAGCAGGCGGCGCTCGCGCAGATGGGCCCGGGCGACGATCGTCTGAGGGCGCTTGGGGAAATCGAGAAGATCACCGCCGAACAGACGGCGCAGAACAACGCGGCGCAATTCCAGGCCGGCGCGGCCGGCATGGCGGCGATGTTCCCCGGCATGACGCCGCAGCAATTGCAATGGCTGTCGAAAAACCCGGCGGCGATGCAAGATTTGGTCAGCTCGCACATGAGGAGCCTGGAGCCCACCGAAGCGGTGAAGAACGTTGGCGCCGCGGCAACCGCCTATGCGCAGTCGAAGGGCTACGATCCCAACCCGGCGAAATGGACAGCGGAGCAGCAACAGGACGTCGCGGACTATAAGTCGAACATGTTTAGCGGCGTTGTTGGCGGCCAGACGCCGGTCGAGAAGGACCTGCGCAACGAAATCCGGATGTGGCAGAACCAGCACCCTGGCGGCACACCGGAGCAGATGTATGCCGAACACCCCAACTGGACGACGCTGACCGGCTACGCCGCCGACAAGGCCGAGGCGACCAAGGCCGCTGCGGTCGCGGCGACTGACAAGATCGGGGCGAAGGCGAACCTCGCCGACGTCGAGAAGAGCACTCTGCCGATCAGCACCAATATCGACAAACTGCTCGCCAATCTCGACGCCACGACGATGGCGGTTCGAACGCCGAGCGCATTCACGACCAATTCACTTGGCGAGATCATCGGGGCGACGGGCGTCGGGGGTATCGATCAGAACGCTCTCAATATGAAAGTCGCGCTCGGTCAGCTGCAGAACCAGCTATCTGGTGAGGGGCTCAAGGGAATGAAGAACATCCGCACTCAGCGGGAGTTCAACACCATTGCTGGCGCGGCTGCGGGGCCGCTCTTCAGTCAGACGTCCGACCAGACCGCCATCAAGCAGGCGCTTCTGGATCTCAAGACGAAGATCGAACTGTCGCACGCCAACGCTGTCGCGGCGGCGGGCGGCATAGTTCCGGCCGAATATGCCGATCGGGTCACTGGGGATTATCTTGACCACAACAGCCCGCTCTATAATGGCGCGACGGTGGAGAGCGTGCCGGATTTCAGTAAGATGAGCGGTCCGGACGCCGATAGGGCGGTTGAGTCCCTTCCGACTGGAACCAAGTTCCGCGGTCCGGACGGCAAGATTCATACGAGGAACTGAAATGGGCTGGCAGGATCTTTCGACTCCGGTTGGCGGGGCTCCAGCGCAGTCCTCCAGCAACGCCAGCGACACCCCGCCGGGCTATTTCACCATTGAAAACCAGTTGGGCCCATTCGCCGCCATGTTCGGCTACAAGCAGCGCGACCCGCCCAAGAGCATCGGCCAGCAAGTTCAAGACGTCGCCGATGTCGGCCGGGTGGCGGCCGATCAGGCGCCGTTCCTCGGCAACGCCGTCGATGTCGCGGGCGCGCAGAAGCGGCTCCAGGGCACGCCCTATCAGGGCGCCGGGGAGGCGCTCGGCATGGCGGGCTTAGGCGCGGGCACAGAGGCGGTCGGCGTCGGGCGGGCGATCGCCGGCAAGGTTGCGCCGACCACCGGAGATCTGCTCGCGCGCATAATCGGGGGCGGGACTGAGCAGAGCGCGCTCGCTGGCGCCGGAACAGCAGGCCACGGCGGCAGCGCCAGCGACGTCGGGAAAAGCATGCTGATCGGCGGTGTGACTGGCGCGGTCACGGGCCCAGGCTCGAACGTGAAACCATCCTCGGCGCAACAGGAAGCGGACCTGCTGGCCAAAAACAAGTCGGCCTGGGACGTCGCGGAGAACACGCCGGTCGACATCAATGCAGTCAAGGGGGCAGTCAACAATACGCGGGTCAGCCCAGGTGCGCAGGGGGCGATGAGCGACACCATGCAGAGCCGGGTCAATCAGATCAAAAACGCCTCTCAGGCCAATAATTTCAGCGTCGACGACGTCGCTAAGTGGAAAGCGGCCCTGCAGAACGCGAAGCGCGCGCCCGCCGACAATCCGGTCGCTGGAGCTTATTCGGACGCACTCGACACCGCATTAGGCCCTTCCAACAAGGCGATCGCCGATGCCGCCAACAATGCGACGAGCCAGTTAAAGACGCATCAGGACATCAGCGATTGGATATCGACTCCGTCTTCTGCGCCTACCCGGATCAAGGGTGCCTTGGCCGACAACCCTGATTTCTACAATGCAACGCCAGGCGTGAGAGAAATTCTAAGCTCGATCGCGGCGAGAGCGGGAGATCCGACAGTCGCAGGGAACGTGGGCAAGGCGGTCACCAAGCATCTTGCGGGCGCGGCAATCGGAGGAACCGTGGGGGCGCTAACCGGGCAAGGTATGCCTGGAGATCTAGCTGGTGCCGCAGTTGGGGCAGCTTTCCCGATGCTATGGTCTAAAGGTATGGCCATCCCAACCGCGAACAAACTGCGCGCTGCGCAATATCTCAACGCGACAGGGAAGCCGCTTCCGTTCGGCTCAAACGTACCTGGGTGGCTATCCAATACGGCCAATGAAGCGCGGCAGGGCGTCTACGGGCTTGGCGGCAGCGGGCGGCTTTAGTGGGTCCAGCCAACTAAGTGTAGCACTGTGGGGCCAAATATGATGACCGCGCAGACGGTCCGCTTGGTTGTCCATGGCTCGTCCTTGACCGGCTGACTAGCGAAGGCGAACCAGATCCGAAAGAGATCAGGGACGAAAAAGACGAGTTGGCAAACGGCGGCAGTGATCGCCATCGCTAAGACAAACATGGGATTGTGAAGAAGAATGGCGGTGAGAAGAACTATTATCCACCAGATTGACCAAGTCATTTTCGGCACCTTAGTTTGGCATTCGGTGCCAGTCACATAGTCCTAATGTCAGTCCTAGTCAAGCGGGCGGGAGGGAGAGGCGCGCTCTCCCTCCCTGACGTTGGTCTGACACGGTCCCAAAAAGGGAGCCTTTGGCCACAAGGGGGATCTAAGCAGCCTCAAGCCAACGTGTTCAATCCCGCAGCGCCAGAACCCAGCCCCAAATCACCAAGGCGCTCCCCGGCGCGGCCAAAACCAGCCAGCCGAGAAAGCTGCCGGTCAACCGCCAAAGGACGAGACTAAGCGCGAGCGCCAAGATCCCGTTGACGAGTGATTCTTCGGCGCGCTGCATAGGCGAGACTCGCAAACCCAAGCAGCATCATAACCCAAGTGCGAGGCTCTGGCACTGCCGCCAGCGGCGCAAGCCCGCTGATTTCGATATGCTTGATCTCGTCGAAGCCGGTCGTCGACTGGATGTTGACCTCGTCGAACGCGCCGCCGACCGCGAAGGCCGCGAACTGCTTGTCGGTGTCCGCCGCGTCCGTTTCATTGCCAACGCCATCGAGGATATGGGCTCCCGAGAAAGCGCTGATGCTGAAATTGTCCGTCGCGCTGGAAGTCGGCGTTAATTGCGCGTCGAACAGAATGTCGGTGAACGTGAACCCCGGAATGGTGATGTCCAAGCCGTTAAAATCGACAAAGCCATGCGCCGGGGTGATGGTCCCGAAGCCATTGGAAAGATCGATTGTCATGTTCAATGCGCCGCCATCGGATGAAAGGAACATGGTTGGGACAGCGTGGTTCCCGCCCACCTGTCCGAAGCCGAGCGTAACGTCCTTGGCGGCATCAAGGAACACCATGCTTTCATTGGTCCCCGAGCATCCAGCGGGTGCGTTGCCCTCAGACTGAGGGCCGCAGAAGGTCGCCGTCACCGCGCGGGCTGGCGTCACGCCGACCGCCGCCAGTAGCGCTGCAGTCATCAATAGCTTGTTCATGGATCTCTCCTTTTAGAGCGCGAAGTGCTGTGTACGTCGACGCCGGAACGCGGCGAACCCCATCAGGCCGAACCCGATCAGCAGCATCGCCCAAGTGCGCGGCTCGGGGATCGCCTGCGCCGCCATCGACTCATTGAAGCCAGTGACGGACGCGCCAGGAAGCAAAGTCAAGCTCGCGCCTTCCGCCATCGAGAACGGCCCCAGCGCCGAGAACAGCGAATCCTTGGTGCCGGAAAAAGAAGTCGGCGCCGAAGTGACCGTCTCGCCGGTCGTGAACAGCATCGCGCCCGGCAGGTCGGTCGCGTTGGCGGCGGGCTGGGTGTTGGTGGGCGAGGCGAAGAACGAGACGGATGCGCTGCCGCCGACGTCGTTGTTGAAGGTGCCCGAACCGGAGGCGAGGATTGAGCTGACCGGCCCGATGAAGTTGGTGTCGCCGACCGCCATGAACAGCGTCTCGATCCCGCTGCCCAGATTGGTAATGGTGAGATTGGAGACCGACAGCTCGTCGGGGTGGGTGGTCGAGGCGGCGAAGGTGCCGACCACTTTGATGTCGCCGACGAAGGTGTTGAGCAGCAACAAATTCTTCGCCGCCCCGTCCAAATCGCAGGCCGTCTGATCCTGACAGGTGAACGTGGATGCGCCATTGCCGAAGGCGATCTGCAACGTGGCGTTCGCCGGCGTCACGCCGATCGCTGCCAAAAGCGCTGCGCTGAGAATAAATTTCATGTTCCTCTCCTTTTCAGTCCATCGGAATGATGGCGTTGATTGAACCGACGCCGTTGTCGGGCGGATTGCCGATCGACCATACAACCCAAACCTCGCCGCTCGGGCTGACTTCGAACATCGCCCAGCCGAATAGCACCCCGCTCGAGCAGATGCCCGCAGTGCGACAAGCGCGTGTCGGCCGCGCGCCTTCCGGCAACACGCCCATGCGCGCCCGCGCGCCGGCGGGAAGGGGCGCCTGAATGTCGCCGGCGATCTGTAGATTCTTACCGTTGTCCAGCACCCGGAATCGGACGGTGCTGTTCAGCCAGCCTGGGTCGGGCGTGAAGTCGAACCACGGATTGGTGAGGCCGGCATAGCGAGCGTCGGCGGTGCGCACATTAAGCGCGTCGTCGAACGCGGTCGGGTCAGCCAGCGCACTGATCTTTTGGTTGCCCATGTTTATGGGCACCCAGGACTGGACCCCGCTGGGATGCCAGGCCATGCAGAAGGCGCCGCTGGCTCTGAAATAGGTGATCGTGCTCTGGCGATAAAATCCGCTGTCGTTAGAGCCGATCATCAGCGCTGGCACACCCTGCGTCCCGTACGGGATAAGGATCGGGCCACGAACGTCATTGACCTGATTGGAGAGCAGCGGCAGCACCGGCGACCACGTCCCGCCGCCGCGGCCATAGGTCAGCCCGGTGATCGGCGGCTCAGGGAAGTCGCCAGGCGTGGCGAGATCGTCGTGGTTGACGTCGTCCATGATCTGGCGAACGATGAGGTCGGTCATATCTATTTCATCGCCGGTTCGTTCTCGGAAGGCAAGGCAGCTTTGAGATTGCGAAACACTGACTTGTAAAGCTCGTCCTTGCGCTGCAGCGCCTTGACGATCCGCCGATCAAGCTCGCTAGCCGACAGGTCGATATAGAGCACCCGCTCACCGGTCTGGCCGCGGCGATGAATTCGATCCTCGATCTGATCGCGCGTGTCGGCCGAGTAGCTGTTTTCGAAAAAGATCATTGTCCGACAGAGATCGTCGGGGCCTGGTCCGCCCAATAAGGTATGGCCGTATTTTGAAGCTTCGGCTTGCAGGAAGATGATCCGACAAGAAGGCTCTTCATTGAAGCGTCGTTTCTGGTCCTCGATATCCTCCGGTTTCATCCGGCCCATGATCCAGGCCGCATTATATGGGCGCATGGTCTTGGCCAGCATGTCGAGTACCGCCCGATGCCGATAGACGATGCAAACCTTGCCCTCGACCTCTTCTTCCAAAAGCTGGCGAAGGAGATTGAGCCGGGGATTCTCGGAATTATCGACAAGCTGATGAACGGCGCCAGTCTCGTCATATATGAAACCCGTCTGGATTTGGGCCAGCTTCGCGTATTTAGCGATCGCGACATCTACTGTGACGGTGTCTCCGCGTTCGATCTCGAGTAGAAAGTCTTCTTCCATCGACGCATATTGCGCTGTCTGCCTCGGCGACATCGCATAGTCGCGGATGGTGTAATCCTTGCGCGGGAGCTCCGGCAACCAGGCGGACTTCTTCGCCTGGAAGACGAAGGGCGCCATCAATCGAGCTAGGTCCTCGGTATTCCTGGCCCTGACCACTTCCTTGTTCATCCAGCCGCCCATCTGGCAAAAATGGCCGCGGAAGGCGTAGAAGTTCATCTCGGGCACGAGGCCAATGGCGCGCAATTGGCCCCACAGGTCATGCGGCCCTTGCGTCTGCGGCCGGCCGGTCAAGAGCCTCACCCAGGCGCAGAGCGGCGCGAGTTTATGCACCGCCTTGGTTTGAGCCGAGCGGTTGCTCTTGATCTGGATCGATTCATCGATGGCGAAATAGGTCTTGCCGCGCGCCGCCCAGGCGCACATCGCCTTGAGCACGTTGGGCATCCGCAACGCTTCGTAATTCAGGACGAACACCGGCGGCCGGTGGCGCTGGCGGACATTGATGAATTTCGCCGCGTCCGCCTTCTTTAGCGATCTGAAAATATGCCAATCGAAATCGAAACCGTGCTTCTCGATTTCGTCAATCCAGCCTCGCTTGAAACTGTTTGGACAGACGATCACCATCCGATCCGCCTCGCCGAGGTTGCTGTACCAAGAGAACTCAGCTAGCGCGCACAGGGTCTTGCCAAGCCCTTGTTCTAAGAACCAACCGACGCCGCGCTTGTCGCGAGCGAAATCCAACGCGGCAATCTGGACCGGATCGAGGGTGCTCATGCTCAATGTTCGGACGGTAGGATTTCTTGAAAAACTTCAGGCGAAATCGGCTCCGGATGATCCTTACCCGGCAGCGTGCCACGCGCCCTGACTTTGCCGGATTTCAACGCCTGCACGAGCATGCTGGTAGCCTGCCGCCGGTTGCGACCAGTGGCTTTCATGATGCGCTCGATTGAAAGTTCGAAGTCTTCGTATTTGTCTTCCGAGCTCACACAACTCTCCATAAACCGCCGGGGAACTGCGCGATGATTTCAGCACACACCATATGAGGACCATCAGCAATGCGATCGCTGAAAATGGCTTTTGCTAAATCAATGACGGAGAGTTCCTCAAACTTCTTGTCTTTGGTGTCGGCGAGCGGCTTGAGCGCTTCAGCGAGCGCGAGTTTCAACCCGCGATTTTCGGCTCGCAATATTCGGTTTTGTTCCCTCAGTTTCTCATTCTCCTTTTCAGCGTTGGTTGGGTGATCGTAGAGATATTGTTCAGCCTCGTCTGCTTGCCTTGCTTGATTGATAATTTCCAGGTGAGCTTCGGCTACAGTGTTGGGCAATTTGTATCTAAGCACTTCCATTAGGTTGACTCCGGTTGCACGTCGGTCATGCATCGCCCAACTCTTCAGATTGACGCGGCACCATCGTCGGCCGCGGAGGCGGCGGCCGGAGGCGCTCGGTGACAGTGCTCTTCACCTCGTTTTCCAGCTTCTTGTCCATGACGAAGGCGCGCAGTTGCAAATAGTTGGCAGCGCGCTGCCAGTGCTTGATCTCGAGCGGGTCGCCGTGGAGAATGCGGGCGATCGACGTCGCCGTCTGCTCGAGCGCCTCCTTAGCGTCGTTCGACAGCGCGTCCCAGTTCTTGCCGCGGCGAAGCGCGGTCTTAAGAATCTGAGCGAAGGTCGAAGTGTCTTCAAACGGCCCATTGGTTTTTTCGTCCATTCAAAAACTCCTGCAGGATAGCGAGATTCGGTCCCGTACCGTAGAAGCAGGTGCCGCAATCGACCTTCTTGACCCACGGCGAGACGAACATCGTCGGCCCCTTCCAGCCGATCAGGATGGCGCGCATGCCGGCCGCTTGGATCTTGTTGCCTTCTTCGAACTGACGGAGAGTGGGGGCGAAGGTCAGGCCCTCAATGATCTTTCCTTCGCCCCAAATGAGCGGATGACCGGGCAGCTTCATCACCAGATCAAGCAACCCGACCGCCCACTTATCCTCCCATCGACGCGCATACCCTCCCGACAGCGCGTTGATCGCTGCAACCAGATTGGCCTTGCGCTGGGCTTCGTTCACGTTTGGCGACGTTCACTGATGCGTTTTAACTCTTCCTGATGGAACCGCTCAGAGACAAACCCACGCGGAGCGCCGCCTTCCCAGCCCGTATTCAAGCAATCGGAACAGCCGAAGGGTTCCGGCGCTCTGTCTATGCATGATGGGCAGACGCCTATCGACAAAAGCATTTCGCGATAGCGTTTCGCGGTCGCTTCAGCGTCTTCTATGAGAAGTTCACGCACCATCACGCCGCCTGAGCGAGGCGGTAGACGCCTTCGGATTCACGTTCGATCTGCCTGGCCTTGGTCAAAGCCGCGATGCCGGTCGACAGCGAGCCCGGGGACATGCCGTTGGCCTCGAGCGCCTCCTTGAGCGCCTTGACGCTCTGAGGGCCGCTGTCGAGCGCCCTGAGGACGGTGGCGTTGACCTTCGACCCGCGCAGCTGGCGAGGCTTGGTGGCCTTCGGCTCATGCCACTTAGGAGGCTCAGCGGGCGCCTGGACGTCGTCGTGCCCGACGGTGATCACCAATTGGCCGGCGACCGGCCCGACCGTATCAACGAAGTGAAGAAACTGCGCCTTGTCGGAAAGCTGCAGGGTGACAGTGTACTGACTCATACTTTTGGTCCTTTGTTTGGCACCTTTATTGCGGAACCATAGATCTCCAGAGCGCATCGCATCGCTCTGGCGGCCATCTTCAGGTGAACCCCGATCATTTGTGGATCGGAGCTATGCATGGTGTGGTCACAGTGCTCGATGACGATCTCTAGCACCTCACCCAGCGTCAGCGACCACGCAAAGTTCATATCGTCTGGAGCATCGTCCATGCGTTAGCGTGAGCCTCCGCAAGGGTGGCGAAGCGGCCGGAAAACTCGACGTGGTTGGTGATTTGGTTGGTTCTCACCCAACCCCATGTGGAGCTTTTCTTGTGCCGAAACAACACAAAATGATAGGCGATCCCTTTGTGTTTGGTGATGTGCCATGGATTGCCGGTCGCCTTGGCGGTGCGCCAGGAACCGAGATCCATGAATCGGAAGCTGTCGTATTCCGCGCCGGTCTTCAGACCCTCGTGCTGCGGATTGCGCGGCGGCTCCCACTTCGGTGTCTCTTGAAACGGCTCTTTGGCGTAGCGCGCATAGGCGCGGCGCGCGATTTCCCGCGTCGCCGGATCGCCGCGCGAGTCTTCCGCCAGCGCTTTGATCTTGGCGAGCTTGTCGGGATTCATTCAAGTCCGGCGCCCTTGCGTTGGCAGATGCGCTGTATGAGAAAGCCGAGTGCGGTGGTCGGATCAGGTGTCAATGATTGGTCGCAAAACAGCCCAAACGCGACGCGAGCGCATGTAGCCTGGACGGCAAGATTGCCGCCGCGCCCTTCGTGGTAGCGCATCGCCTTGGTGATCATCTCCTCGCCCTCGGCGTAGGTTGTTGGGACGAGGTAGACTCGTCCGTTGCCCACGCGGACTTGTTTCATTGCTTTAATCCCGGACCGACATGAACCTTGGTCTCTGGACCGAAACTATCCACCATCGCGTCAGCCATGTGCGCTTCAGTCTCACCGGAAAAGATCAGCACATCGAACGGCAAACCGGTTTCGCATCCATCGATGGTGATGAACGTGTCCATTGGCTGGGCGCGAAAACGGTCCAGATTGCCGAAGCTCAATCCGACGAACAGAGTCTTACGACCCTTAAATGTGCCTGTAGCCTTTATCATTCCTCTTCCTCGCTCTCCACGAACTCCCGCCGCACTGCCCAGCCGCGCATGCGGGCCATGCGGTCGATCACGCCGACGACGATCGCGTCCTGCTCGCTCGGCGGCATGTCGGGCCACGCATATTCGACGCTCTTGGTCAGCGTGGCGTGAGTCACGATGGCGCTGATCTTCTCGTATTCATCCTGTGTGATTGGCATGTGGCACCTCGATCAGAACGGTATGTCGTCCTTGTCATCCATCGGCGCTTCATAAACTGGGCTGCTCTGAGGTTTCGAAGCCGCAAGGTCGGCCGCCTCGGCCTCCAGATCGACCACGAAGCCGCTCTTCACGTATTGCTCGTACAGCGCGCGGTTCTTGTCGCCCTCCGCTTCACTCTGAACATTTCCAATGTACTGATAGTCATAAGTGAAATACGGATCGCCTGAAGGCCCCGGCTTCCGCTGCACAACCACTTTGTAGCGCTGATAATACTGGTCGACGCCCATCGCAGTGATGGTCGAGATCCAGTTCTGCGTCGGCGTGACGCCGGTGCGCGCCGACGTCCAAACAGCCAATTGCTTCGAACCGTTGGGCAGGTCGACCAGCACCAGGCAATCATAGGTCAGCGTCGCCGCCGGCTTCGACTTCGGATCGTCATCCTGGCTCGAGCCAAAGCGGTGCATGTTGAATTCGGTCACGGCGCGGCCGATCTTCCACTTGTAGACCTTCGGATTGTTGGGAAAGCGCACCTCGAATATTTGGTTTGGGGTGTCCCAGTGGATGCCATCGGAAGCGGATGCGAGCGGACCTTTCTGCTCGGCGTTGGCCGGCGTCTTGGGCGCCCAAAGCTGATAGCTCTTGCGAAAAATGACCGGCGTGAGGACGACGCTTTGACCGAGATTCAGATTGTGGATCGTCAGCCAGAAGTTGCCCGGCACCGCGCCGGGCGTGCCCTGCATGACTTCCGGCGACATGCCCGCCAAGAGCTTCAGCCGCGGCGGCTTGAGATCATTGGCGTCGACATTGCCGAGCGAGACGCCCTTGCTCTTCTCGCGCATCCAGGCAGGCACGCCGCCCGATTCGTTTTGGGTGAGTTCATTGCTCATGATCACGTACTCTTTCCCGCGGAGGCGATAATGGGGCTTTTGGAAGTTCATCGTCGTGCCATTCGACTGTCCACTCTTCTGGATTTAGGTCAATCGTTGGCCAGCTATCAGGAGGATAGCTCGTTCCCTTGTGGCTTTGGTCATCCGCAAACCTAACAATCGCCATCTCAGACTTTGGTGACCGACACGAACGGCGTCGTGCTGATCTTGAACACGTCATTCGGGAGAGGCTGTTTCGCCTCGGCCCGATCCTTGGCGAACGCGCCTAACGTCTGAGCGTTCACCGTCTCGATGATTATGCCCTCGGCGTTGTTGGCGCGTAGCCACGCGAAGCCCTGATCCTTCTCAAGCAGCGAAGCGGTCCAGCGATGATTGATGGTGACCCGGCCGACGCCCTCGACCGTGGTGTTCTTCACCCGCTGATTGAGAAACATGGTCGGGATGCTCTCTTGCGACAACTGCTCGATATGGCTCTGGATCTTCGCCATCTTGGCGGTCAGCTCCCTGAATGTCGTGCGCAGCGCCGCGAAGTGCGTGACGGTGTCAGGAATGGATTTGGTGGCGATGACGGCCTCCGAATCGCGAGTCGCGCGTTCAAAGAGACTGTCGAGTTTCTTGCCGGCATAGTCGGCGGCGACAGTGGTGTCGTAGTTCATTTTAGCGATTCCTCAGTTTTTAGAGCCGGATGGCTCTGGGACTGAGATATTCAACGGTTGGATGATGATGTCAAGCGAAAATGGACTTGCTCACCAACATTTTTCGTGCTGAATATTCGCCATGTCACTCCTCAGCCTGCTCGTTGCGGCCGTCATCGCAAAGCCACGTGACGCCGAGATCGTCGCCCTGAAGGCGGATATCGATGATCTCAAGCGCGAGCGCGACGGGTGGCGAGGGATCGCAATCCGGTATCGCGACATGGTGCGGCCTGACGTCGCTCGAGCGCAGGCGCAAACCGCACAGTTGATGCAACAAGCCGCCGCACAACAGTGCTATCAAGCGCTGAACGCGCTGAACGCCGCGACGCCATGGTGGGAATGCACTTGCGTTCCAGCGCGGCACGACCTTCTTACTCGGGAATAAGGTCGACCAGAGCTTGCCACTTGGCGGCGTCTTCACGATCATCGGCTTTCACGGCGCGAAACGCCATTCGCTCGGCGATCCGCTTCAGCGTCGCCAGCATCGCCATCGGCTCGTTGGCGTCGAGCAGCTCTGATAGTAGAAATTCAAGCGCGTGTTTTTCGTTCGGCTTCAGCACCGACCGGACTTGCCACCCCGCTTCATCGGCTTGGTGTCCGACGTCGGAGGCGGCATCACCGCCGAGCGCGCCATCGGCGCCACGTCGTTGGCCACTCGGCCGCTCTTCTTCGGCGGCCGCTTCCCCATCTCCGGAAAGCCGCCGATCTCGCCGCCCTGACCGTGCTTCAATCGTCCGCCGAGCTTCATGGTGGTGTCCTGTGTCTTTGACCGCGCGTCATCTTACCGCGTTTGACGCCCTTTTCAGTTGGCGTGTTGTGCCCCTTCTTCAGCTCGCCGGCCTTCTGCAGCGTCGAAGTGGCGATTGCATAGGCGCTTGAGGTCGAGTGTCCTTTAGCTTTGATGCGCTTGACCGCGGCGTCCAGGATTTTGGGCATTTCAGTTCTCCCACGGAATAGATTGGAAAACTTTCGTTGGGATCGGCTCCGGATCGACGCCGCCGGCTGGAATGCCTTCTGCTTTAACCTCGCCCGACTTCAACTTTGCGATGAGGAGGCGTTCAGCCTGGCGACGCGTTCGACCGGTCGTCTTCATCAAATATTTGACGACGTCGTTGAGAAGCATGCGCTCATCGGGCATCACGCCGTCACCGGGCCGAGCGCATTCGAGGTGATGGTCGTCGCTCCTGCGGCATTTTCGGCCGTGACGCGACAGGTGATCATAAAGCCTTCGTCGGCGACGACCAGGGTGTAGCTTGTCCCCATCTGTCCTGCAATCAACGTCCCGCCTCGATACCACTGATAAGTGTAACTTGTCGGCGCGTAGTTCCAATTGCCGTTGGTGACCGAGCAGACGCCGGGCGTCGCCACCGACAATGAAGTCGCCGTCGCTGCAGGTGCCGTGGTGTTGGCCGGCGGGTTGATCGTGCTCAACGCCGCGGTGATCGCATTCGACATCGCTAGCGGCGTGAGGTTGCCCGCCTTGCCGCGGTTGACGACGCGCAAGAGGTCGTTGAGCATCGGGCCATTGGCGGCGTTGCCGGGCATCAGTCCCGGAACTGGTGCCTGCAGTTCGACCGAATATCGAGTCGGATCGGGATTGAGCGCGGCGGCTAGCGCGTTGGCGATGGCAAGCCGGTTCGGATCCCATTTGTTGCTCATGTAAACGAGCGTCACTTGCTGAGTGAAGTCGTTGATCATGTAGCTCATAGGTCCGCCCTCTTACTGATAGCCGGAACGTTTCGCCGCATTGGCGATCTTTGCGGCCCTGTCCGGGTCGCCAATCGCATACGGATAAGGCGCTCCGCGCGCATCCGGTAATCCATAGGCTGCGTCGGCTGAACTCATCGGCATCGGCTGGCCGGTGGTCGGCGAAATCGCGCGCCCTGCAGCCCGAACCGCCGGATGTGCTGCTGCAGCCGCGGCGACCGCCGGATGGCTGAACAGCGCTGACAGGTCGAGCGCGGTGGCTTGCGGCGAGCCGCGGTTGCGCTCGTTGGGTCCAGAGTTCGGCCGATCAATGCCGATGAACGGGCTGTTGGCGGGCGCTGCGACGGGCGCTGTCACGCCGGGCGTTCCTGTTCCCAGATTGACCGACTTGGGGTTGATGCGCCGTGGTGTAGCCGATGGCGTCCCTGTAGGCGCTTCCATGACATTGCCGGGGCCGCCGCCAATCGGAATCGAAGAAGCCGCTGCGGGCACGGGCGGCGTCGGCCACATGGGATAGCGCATTGTCGAAGGATGAGCGGGCTGCGGCGGATTGGTGACCTGCGGTCCAGGCGCGCCACCAACGCCGCTCGGTCGCTGAAACCAAGCGTTGGTCGGCGCCGTGTCGCTTGCCGTCGGTGTCGGCGTGAGAGCACCGCCGGCTGCGATCGCGCCGCGCCAATAAGGATTGCCTCGGCCGACGAACCCAAACGGGTTGAATGCGCCGCGGGTGTTCCTGTCGACGATGCTGCCAGGACCGGTCAGCATCTCCGGCTGGCCGGTCGCCGGATCGACATGGGGAACGCCAAAGCCGGGGCCGCTCGCCCCCGTGTCGGGCGGTGTGGAAGTCAAGCTGGTGCCAAGGGGGCTTGGCGCTAGATCGACGGCTGGCGCTAACGCGCCGGTGGGTGTGCCGCCGACGTTCGGCGTGCCGCCTGGAGGCACTGGTTGCTGACGATAGGGAGCATTCCAATCGCTCCCTACCGGATTCGGCCCCACCGGGCCGATGGTGCCGTCTGGCTTAACTTCGAAACCCGGTGGGATATTGACGGCCATTTTTAGATTTCGCTGTGCCTCGAGACGCCGGGAACCTGGCGCTGACGGCGATCGGCGTCAGGCCTATTGCGATCGTCGTGTTCGGCCTTCCAGGGATCGACGCCCTTGCTCTCGATCTCCTCGGAGCGCTGACGCTGCTCGTCGGCGATCGTCTGCATGCTGGGATCGGCTGGGCTCGAAGGTCCGCCGGGCTCGCCGGGGCCGGGCTGCGCGTAGTCGTGGCCTTCGGGGGGAACCTGAGGTTGAACGCCGGGCTGGTGGGGCGGCGTGCGGGCGTCCGGCAGCGGGCCGGGCCGACGCGAATCACTCAAGGGGTCTTGGAACGAGCGTTGCGGGGGTCGTTGGGGTGTGTTGGCCATTGCTTTCTCTCCATGGAGAGCGGCCCGCCGGGAAGACGAGCCGCACCATACTCAACGCACAGGAAAGCGCAATGGATCAGCGCCGCATCTGTCCCGGCTTAGGCTGCGGCTGCCCCCCAGGCGCGATAGGCTGGCTGGGGTGCGGAGGCAGGCCCTGGTCAGGCCCAGGAGGCAGACCCTGATCAGGATGCCCCGGCAAGCCCTGGTCAGGCCTCAAGCTGACGTCGATGCAGACATAACGCCAGCCGTGGCCAGGGATCCCCGCCACCACCCAAAACTTGCCGGTCGCGCCGGGAGGTGCTGGAGGCCAGATCGTGCCGGGCTCTGTCGGCTCTTCTGGCGGAACAGGAACGATCGGATGGGACGGCGACGGGCCCGGCCAGACGCCAGGAGGCGGCTCCGGCAAACTATTGTCGGGGCGACCGCTGCCCGGAGGCAATCCTTGATCAGGACGGCCACCCTCATCGATCCCCCAATCCGGATCGACCGGACGATTGCCGCCAGGAAGTCCTTGGCCGGGGCGTTCGTTACTCATGTCGAATTCTAGCCAACCACCTTTGATTCTCGGCATTTCTTTCTCCTTTAGTCCTAGGACGGAATCATCTACTGCCTAAATCGCGCAAGAGAGCAATCCCCTTGAAACGCGAATCAGCCTCTGGACATTCGATCCAGTCCAAAGATGGTATTGGAATATCGATTCGTTCCGATGACGGGGGTGGAGAGTGAACGGCGCGGCGTCGCATGATGTCAGGCGCAAGCGCGATGGCGTGACAACGCTGTGGATAGGGATAACGCCAGACGTGGAAACAATGAGCGTCAGCTATTCCGGCTCCATATAGTCCGGATTGTAAGATGATCGCGGTTGTCCGCGCGATGATCCCTTTTGTGTGTTGCCGCGCCAATTTGGTGCCCCTTGCGTCGAGACAATATCGTTGTCTCCATAATCATCAGGAACGTATTCCCAATCATTATGCAACTCAAGCCCATGCGCCGTGCCTAACCGTTCTAACAGCGTGCCGTATTTGAATTTGAATTTGAACCAATCGCCACGCTGTTTTTCGATCACGCCACAGCGTTCCCAGTCCTCCCGCACTTGATGCGGCTCGATCTTGGTGCGTGGGCCTTCGTGGCGCTTGATAGCCTCTCGGAGGGCCGCCATGTTAAACCAAGCTGTGATGTCAGCGCCCTGCAGCACGCGAGCGTCGGCGACGATTTTGCGGCCGACAGCTCTCGGCGCTGACATGACCGAGCGAACTACGTTCTCGTCGTTACGCGATGAATATTGCAAATTTTCCAGCTCAATCTGCGTTGTCTCGAAATCCATAAAATGGCGCATCAAATGCTGACGAACAGGGACTAACTTCAGCATTTCAGTGAACTTGGCGTAAAATGGTTTTAGTTCGTTGGCCCAGTTCAAAAACTCAAGGTCGGACTTTTGCATGTTTTCCGCAGTGTAACTCATAATGAAAAAGAACGCCCGGTCAGCGGCGTCGGCTGGCGTCAAGCCTATATCTGGCGAGTTCGAAGCGATAAGGATCCGTGAGGGAATATACCAGTCCTTTTGGTGACCAAATTTCATCTGGCCAGAAACGCTGTGAGAGCGTACCAGCCGCTTGATGATGTTGATCGCGCCAATCGATTCTAGCCTTACTTCATCGATGAATGTAATCAGCTTGCCGATGAATGGCGTGATTAGGAACTTATTGTCGGTCAGCGAAGCAGCGTCAGCGGTCCCTGCCATTCTGCCGAATAACGCATCCATGAGATCGCCGCCGAAGAATGATTTGCCGATACCTTGGCCGCCGATGATGACTGGACAAACTTGCGGCTTTTTCTCCGGATGTTGAACGATCCACGCAATAAACTGCTGCAGCCATCTCATTTGATTAGGGTTGTTTTGAGTTAACAGCCCTAACACCTGATTGAGCATGCCAACCACTTCGATCATTAGCGTCTGGTCGACCACTGCAGATGGCTTAATGCTGAATCCAGAGAATGTGTTGAATAGCCTATATTCATCGTCACAGGGTTCAGCATCGGCGTTTAGAAGGCCATAGACCCGCGATGAACGCAGAATGGCTCCAGGCTCATGGCCGGGTCGAAATTCACGGTGGTCGACATCTGTGCGCAACGATGAGGCAGCGTAGAGTTTAAAGGGGTTGTGGGCTTTCTTGCCAATGATGATGGCCTCGGTGGCGTAGCGCTCAATCAGATGGTCATGTTTATGTTCGTATGGCGATAAATCCTGAAGCAGCCGCTCACGATCGAGATATTCCTGTGTTCCTTTATCATAAACGTAGCGCTCAGACATGCGTTCGATGGCATCGATGTCGATCCCCGCGCGAAAGGCTCGTCGGATGCCGATCTTGGCGTGGATGCCAAACAATCTTTCGATAGATGGCCAACCGGGCACTGGAGCTAGAGGATCACGCTCAAGCGCAGTTTCGGCATGTAAGAAAGCAACGCCCAGATCCTTCTTGGCGCCCATCTTCTCAAGGAATGTGAACAGGTCGGACGCTGTCGTGACGCTGTCGATCGGCGACCAACAGGCACCTTCGAGGCTCTTGCCGCGGGCGTTGATCGCAGTGCCTTCTCGCACTAGGCGGGCAATCCAACCGCCGAGAATGCGCGTCAGCATCTCATCCCACTCAGTCAGCCCCTCGAGGTAGATCTCAATCCAATAACCAAGTGTTGCGAAGGCGATCGCGCGCACAATATCGGCCATTTGCACTGTGTGGATCGGCCGTGCTTCAAGATCTTCGAGGCCGAGCTCGGAATCGTCGGTCGCAGGCTTGCCCTTCGGCCTCCAGACGACGAGATCCTCGGCGAAGCGCGAGCCCGGCAGCGGCGACGAATAGCGCCAGATCGCCTTCGACCGGATCGTGGGCTCAAGCGAATAGACAAACTTTGTACTGACGAAACGACCACCTTTGTCCGTGTGCCCCTTCGGCCAGAGATTCTCCCAGCGATCGATCGTGGTCGGGTCTTCGATCTTCAGGATGACCGAAGAAACCGGCTTCCGGTTCAATCCGAACGCCGCGCGCGCGTCGACCAGCGGCGCGAAATGTCGAAACCAGACGTCGTCGGGCGACGTGATCTTGAGCTCGACGTAACCATCGATCAGACACGCGCCAGCGTTGCGGTCAGTGTCGCCCCATTCGTTGAGGTTGCAAACGAGCGACCCAGGCGCCTTGATGGCGTCTTCGGCGCTAGCGCTGGCGCTCTCCGGCTTTAGCCAAATCGTCGCGACATTAAGCCTCTTTTTGTTGGTAAATTCAGTGGTCAGAAAACGTTGAGTTTGTGTTAATTGTGATGGCATCGTCGAGCACCCGTTGAGTCGAGATTTCGACCCTCGCGGGGGCGGTTGTCAAACCGACGTAGTTGCCAAAAAACTTCATTGATACTAGATGTTGAGACGAGGGCGGCGGCACCCGTTCTCAGCGGACCATCGGGGCCTCCTGTGTTGGCATGCGGGAGGCCCCAAGCACTTCGACCGCCGCCGCGATGTACTTATCCCAACGCGCTCGATTCAAATCGATTTGCATCGTTTGCTTATCCTTTTGCAGATGCAGCATCCGATCTTCCACACCAATGACGCGCCATTGCTCTTGATTTATTGACAACCACATGTGGTCGTCCTGTTGATAACCCATCTCATCGGTGCGCGGGACGTCTTTGATGAGGAACCGCGACGGGAAGATCCGCAGCTGCGCCAGCGCAATGCAGCCCGCCGACGAGTCCGGAAAAATCCGCGCCGGTTTGCCGTTGACTTCGCCCCAGGTGAAATGAAAACGTCGCCAGTCTTTTAAGGTCGCCTCGAAGGCGTTGTCTTCGGCGAGGTATTTCGGCAGTTTTGGCCAGCGCTTGACATGCGCCTCGAAATGTTCCCGCCAATCGGGCTCCTCATACAGGACGGCCACAGCTTCGGCTGGGGTCATGCCCTTTTCTTACGCTCTTCAATTGATAATCGCAGCGCAGCTAGCCGCTCCGCGGCGATTTCCAGATAGCGATCGAGTGTCGCCAGCGCCTTGCGAGCATCTGTGGCAAAATCAAAATCCCAGCCCGTGCCTTTGCGGGTCGGGTCTGGCCGCCAAGCCAACATCTGGTCGATGTGCTCGACAAATTTTTCAGCGCTCGGTGTCGTATGGGAACCGAGTCTAACAACGCCTCTGATAAATTCAGAGACAGCGCTGCGCGCGTCGTTCATCTGTTTGACCTTGAACGCGTACAGATGAACCTTCTGCACCGGGTCGAGCCCTTCGCGCTCCTCGCCCTTTGGCAGAGTGTCCCAAAAGTTTTCCATGCCCTTGAACTGCTCAATCGGCGGAGCGCGCGGCTCACGCGGCTTGCCCGCCTTCGACTGCGGCTTGAGGCCGAGACGCTTCTGCTGCTTGTTGACCCAACTGCGCGCCTGGTGCTCGGTGCGCTTGCCGCCGGCTCCCTTGGTCTGACCGATCTTACGAGCGATCGCCGCCGAATCGTACCCCTTGCCGGTCAGTTCGATGATCTTGCTATCATCGTCGCTGTGCAGAGCCTCGGCGCGGGCCATGATCGCCTTGGCTTCGCTGCGTGGCATGTCCTGATAGATTTCTCCGGTTTTGATCGCATCGTCGAATGTTTTGCGATCGGCCTTAATGGCGCGGGCGAGATTGTAAAGAGCAACGACATCTGGAGGCAAAAAGTGGTTGACCGTGTCAACCTCTTTTAAGGTCGAAAACACCAACTCATATTGCGCGCATGTTGAATGCTTAACGCCGACAACATCCTTGCAGGCTTCGTCCCAGGTCCGATTCCATTTCCAGCCGTTGATTCTATGATCTTCGTGAAACTCCATAATTCGACGCCCTTTCTCGATAATGGCGTCGATCTCCATCGTGCTTGCTTCGGCGATATAGGTCTTCCAATCCTCGAGCGTGCGCTCGGGACGAATCGGCGTGACGTTGTTTTCCATTGATCCCTCCGAGAAAAAGAGGGCGGCCGAAGCCGCCCCCAGGATGCTAGGCTGCTTCCGCGTTGCCGGCATCCTCGATTCGCGGGAATCCTTCATTGTCGCGAATGTGAAGCCCCTTCTTGCCGATCTTCTCACTGGCGACGTCCATCTGGAACGCCTTGATGAGAAGAGCCAGTTTGTGGGGGTTGGCGAGCTTCTCCTTGGTCACCTCGGTCAGACGCTTGTGGAGACCGGCGATCGGATCATCCCATTCTCCTTCCGCGCCTAAACCCAGCGCCGTGAAGAAGTCGTGCAAGACGCCATCTTCGTAGCGCTGATTGACTAGGTAGCCAAACGCAGCCGCCACACCCCGATCGCCGATCGCCGTCACAGCGGTCGGATAATCGTCGGTGACCTCGCGGGCCGCTTCGACGATCTCGGGGTGAGCGCGGACGTAGTTAAGCACCTCGAAATTGCTCATCTTCAGCACTTTCGGCTGCTTGAACACGCCCATCTGGTTGTGCTCGTAGCGGTACAGGAACTTGGCCGCGCCGGCCGCAGCGGCAGAAACACCGTTGATGCCGGAGGTCTGCAGAGTGTCGGCCGATGAACGGCTATTGCCGTTGTCGAGCACTGCAAACAAATCGTCCTGACGAGGCACGATCATGACCATCAATTCAGCAATGAGATTGCCGAAATAAATCGCCAGCAAGCGATGCTGCCCGTCGAGGAGGTCACCATCCTCGTCGAACATGATGGGCTGCGCGAGGCGCCACAACCCTTTTTGCATCTGTGCGGCGATGCCCTGCACGTGGCTCAGGCGAACGCGACGGTTGCCGCCATTATGGAGCAACGCCTTCTCGGCGTCCTCTGGGGTAAACCGCATTTTGCCGGTTTTGAGCGGAATGTCAGGCAGATTGCCCTCTTTCCGCATTTTCTTGCCCGCTTCGTCAAGCTTTTCCATCTGCTCGGCGAAGGCGTTGGCGCCGACCTTGGCCAGGTCGACAGTGGCAATGGCCGCCCATGATGGCGCGGACGCACTTGTGGCTTTGAGATTTGCCATATGTTCACCTCGATAGCGCTGTTGCATGATTGCGTTGGCGCTGAATCGAGGGTTACATTAGGACCGCATAGCAGTCAATAGGACGACGGCGCTGCGACCATGTTCATTTCCCCCCAATAAAGCTATCGCCCTCACCGTTGAGCCTAGCGCCTCGCCACAGGCGCAAGCCGCTTCGAGATTGTTCAAATTACCCACCCGGCCGCGAAGCTTGAACAACTCATCACGGGCCGCTTTGAGGTGAATGAGAACCTGCTCTGGCGTGAGTTGCTCGATATTGCCTGTAGTATCCATTGTAAGCCTCTCTGGACGAGCGTTTGGATCCTGGCTTGCTCTTGGCCGCCGACATCAAGGCGCGGCGCAGAGGGCAATCCCACGCCGCTCTGATCGCCGCATTGCGGGCTTGGAGTTGTTCGGACGTCACCCATAGGGTGAATCACATTTCACTCAGCGTGTGAATCTTCTGGTTGAAACAAATTGTGCAACCGGCCGCCAAAGTGATCGGCGCCGTCCAGATCCGACTCAGGCGTGAGCTCGGTCACCACAGCGTCGGGACCGCGCTTGATCTCGTAGATCCGCACACGCCCCTGCTCGCGGGTGAAGGCGTTGATGATCACCACTTCGCGCCGCTTGTCACTCAGCCGTGGCTGGATGTAGGGCTCGCCAATGCCTTGGGTGACCACCCAGGCCTCGGACAGGAAACTATAGCTAGTGGCATGCTCTTTTTTGAGCATGTGCCGCATCGCGAAGGCGACCAAGTCTTTTTCGTCGTCGTTGGTCCACGGCGTGCCGACAACGATCGCCCCTTTAGGCGTCTGCATCAGCCAGGTGGGCATCAGACTGGCGTCGGGCTTGCCCACCAGCACCTCGACGGCGTGCCGGCGCGCGTCTTCCATGAGTTCGTCGAGCGTCTTCATTTCTTCATCCGCGCCGCTTCGCGCGTTAATTCCGCATTGATGTCCTTGATCATCTTGTCGCTCACAAAGCGGCGCCGGACGCCGTCGGCGCCGAGTTCATCGAACAGTTTCTTGGCCTCTGCGGCTGAGTTCGAATGTCTGGTGGTGGGATAAGAGTCAGCGTCGCCGGTCAAGCTTTTGTAATAAACAGTGTTTTTCGACACCCCAAACACCTTGGCGATGACCGGAACCTTGACCCCCTCGTGCCAGAACCAGCGCATCGCCATGCGCTCGTCTTCGCTGAGACCATTCGGCCGCGCGTTGCGCTTGGTGCGGAAGATCAGTGACTTATCGAGCGCGGCGCTCATCGTAATCTCCATAATCTCAGTCCTTCCTTAACTCAATGGCCGGCCAAAAGCTTTGGCAATCGCCTCGCGCGCCTCCTTGTCGTCGCGCTCGAGCCGCGGCGCGCGCGCTTCGTTGGCGATGTCGCGCTCCAAGGCTTCGAGAAGCTTTTTGTCGCTGGCGCGCCGCTTGGCGCCCCAGAGACGTTCCCAGGTGTTAACTTTGGCCATCCTCAGCCTCCCGTTTTTGGTCGAGCCTTTCGATCAGGTCGGCCATGTCCTCGATTAAAAGGCCACAGGAGGCCGCCAGAGCGCCTCGATGCGCCGGCAGGCGTTCATAGACCTCCATCGCCGCAGCGACCTCCTTGGCCTTCGCCGCGAGGCTGGCGGCCATATCTACGGAGCTAATCGACACGAGCCACCTCGAAGTTCCCGTCCTGCTGTAGAACCAACAAATACGAATAGGGATAAAACAGCAGCATTTCGTCGCGGCAATTGGACAGCGCCAGAGGTTTCATCACCGGGTCGCCGGGATAACTGAGCGCGCCCGTTTCCTGTTTGAAGGTGAAACCGGATTGCGGATTCCATCCGCCGCCATGGCGGTAGGTGTCCTGCAGCTGCTCGGCGACCGGGCGAGGATCCTGATCGCTGATCAAGTCAGGCAAAAAGCCAAGATCGACCTTCGGGTCGACTGAAATCCACAGCATCATTTTCTCTTTCCTTCCAATGTGATACCACCACTGCCGCGTTATTCGGGTGAACCAACGCGGCAGGGATTGCATCACCTGCCTTTCCATCGCGGGAGTGATCGGCGTTCGTGTGGGCGGGCGCCGATGGCGATCAGTCTTGACTCCATGCGCGCTCGTCGCAGGCGACGTCGGGGTCCGGCTCGATGCCGAGGCATTCGTCGCAATGCCAGACTTCGTCGTCTTCGATCCAGGTCGCGCGCAACCAGCGGTATTCGCCGCATTTGTCGCAAGGACCGGAAATTTGCTTGGTCATTTTGGTATTCCAGCGGGAGGCATTCCCGAAGTCTATAGAGGATTGTTAGGACTACGTCAAGGGTGATTAGGACTGATTTGTTGATTTATTTCAGCCCAAGTCCGACCGGCCGGATGAGGGTCGGGCATTTCGAGCGCGATATAGCGATAGTAGGCCTTCAAGGCTGCTGCAGGCGTTCGCGCATGGGTCGTAAAGGCTTCGCCCGGAGACCGGGTTATCCATTCGTCGCTATCGATGCAGAGTTCGATGATTCCGCCGTCGATCCAATGGAAACCTGGCAGGTTCGACGGTGTGCGGCTTGGGCCTGAACGGCGTTTGTCGTTTGGGATATTGCGGCGCGCCAGAGCAATGGCGTCGAACATGGCGGGCGTGAAGTATTTTTCGCCGAATTCTTCAAGCCCAAGTTTGTGGAATTCGGCGGCGATCGACGCGTATCGTGTATCTTTGGACGTCAGGCAATGCGCGATGAGGCTTGCGGTTGATGAGTGAACGCCAAAGGCGCGGGCGATGACTTTTTGGGAATATCCAGTCTGCAGGGCGAAAAATGCGCCGCACCTTTCGGAAAAAGTCAAACGGCTTAGTTGAGTGAATGAAGTCTCCTCAAGAAGCTTTTTGAGGTTATCGGTTGCTTCGCTCATTGAGTTCTCCCATAGGTTGTAAATGTCAACTAGTCAACTGTCAACAATGTAGGATGTCATAATAGCGTGTGTTATACAACTTCGAGCCAGAATTACGCGCCTGTGTGATTTTGAGGCGAAAAACCTATGTCTACAGAGCTGAGTATGTAGAATTGAGGATCAAAATATCTTTCCGTATGTGTTCGGACTGCTTTTTGCAAAAGCCGCGCTTTTTTGACTTCCTACATTTTTGACAAAAAGGGAGGTTGTGGGGGCCCGGAGGCCTTTTTCTTCACCATAAGGGCCGCGCGATCGTCAGAGGGGGCTTGCGGGCGCCCCGTCCAGCGAGCGCGCTCTAAAAGAAAACCCGCCAGAGGCGGGTTAAATCTTTCCTCCGGCTAGCATCCAGCTGGCGAAGGCGAGCGCCAGGGCGATCATCATCGCAGCACGAAGCCTGACTTGGTCGCCTTCGCCTTCGCGCCTTTGGGCGATAGCCAAACGACCACGCCTTTCGGGTCCAAATGGCGCAAGTCCGATGCGTCGCCATCGACCGTCGGATAGCCTTGCCATGCGATCGGCCGCGCTAGGCTCGAGACCACAGCGACATTGCCGCCGGCCGCGAGCACCTCGAGGCATTGCGCCTCGTTTGTTTCCGAGCGGGAGAAGGTCAGGTGATAGTTGCGCGGCAGCTGTCCGCGGGCGTGAGCCAAAGCGCGCTTCACGCTTTTGGTGTAGTCGACAAACTGAACGCCGGGGAATTGCTCGACAAGCGAGAGCTCGCCTTGAACATGCAAGTTTTCCCATGCGATGTCGGTCGAACCGTTCATCCGCACGCAAAGCCTCAGATCACTGTTGCGGGCTTTGATCAGCGCCGATCGAATATGCTTGGCTGCGTGGCGCATAAACGCTTTGCGGTCGTTCATGAACCATTGCGCCTTGGCGATTCGCGACTTGAGCACAGTCGGATAGAGCGCGGCATTGCCGCTAGTGACACCTAGGCAGAGCTCGATGCATCCAGCCGATGCATCGGGGCACAAGTTGCCAACACTGGCGAGCTTGTGCGGCGCCATGTAGTTGATGGCGTTTAGCCATCCGAGCTTTTGCGCCTTGATGGCTTTGAGATTGTCGACAGAGAAGAAGCGGGGAAACATGGGAACCTCATCGGTCTACTACCGGGTGGCAGTCGGACGATCATGAGATAGCGCCTTCAGTCCTACTTGTCAACATCTAAGTCCTAATTATTTTCAGTGTGTGGACCAGTTTGTGGACCAGCCAACAGGCCAGGCTACATATCCACATTAAGTCAGTAACTTAGTGCGATAGTAGGGCGGAGCGCGCCTCCGACCTAGCGGCGCGCACACATCATGTACGCAATGTCGATTGCATCACTGGATTAGCGCGCTCGCGTTGCGCTTGCGCACGCCAAGTCGTCGCGTGTATCCTATTGGCGGGATCGAAAACCCCTCCCCACCCTAGGCTCTCTTCAGTGCCGGAGCCGGGGGCCCCGCCAATCGTCCCACAACCAAAACTATACTACAATTTACTTACATAAAATGACAGACCATCCTCATCTTACTTTGGTTGATCCATCGGCTCACAATGAGCACGACGATGAATTCATTCCGCTCCCCGCCTATCCCTGGGACGAGCGTCCACCCACGCTCGCGCTCACTCACGACGAAGCCGCCACCGCCATTTACCTCACCCACGGCGACACCCAGGCCGCCGCCCTTCTCCTTCGTGTTCCTTTCATCCGCCTCAACCGGCTGCTTCGATCCTCCCCGCGCCTTCAAACGATCCTTCGCGAGGCCCTCGATGAAGTGCTTGCCCGCGCGGTTGCCCTTCCCATCAGCACGCTCTTTTCCCCGGACGCCAACCAGCGCGCCAAGGAATGGGCCGCCTCGACGGTGCTCAAATCCAAGCTCGCCGCCAACCATCCGCTGGCCCCCAACCCCGCCGGCGCCCAGGCCCAATCCTTGACCGTTGACACCGAGCGCAAATCCATCACCTTCCGCTGGCGCGATGAACGAGACGACGACTGAGTGGCTGTTGTCATCGTCGTCCGATCCGCGCGCGCTCACCGTCGTTGATGAAACCCTCGCCAATATTGGACCGCATTATTCGCGCCGCACGCCCGGCTCCCGCACGTTCACCGGCTGCGGGCAAGAGATTGTCCTCGTCACCAGTTGCGGGCGGGCGGTATGGGCGGCGGTTCGGCAGCGAACGCCGGCCGCGCGCAACACCGGCGCCTCGCGCGGGCGAACCGCTCAGACGGCCTCGACGCCTTACGTTTTTCGCAACATGATGTTTCGCAATCTTGGCGCTGGCCTTTCCTCCACGCTTATTCGCGCCGCCGTCGACGCCACTTATCGCCATTGGCTTGCGCGTTATGGCGAGTTGCCGTCCGAGCATTTGCGCACCGAGGTTAAGATCGACGCCATCCGGTCGACCAATCCCGGTTTTTGCTATTTGATGGCGGGCTGGGAGCGGGGCGTGGTGAAGCGGGGCAAGCTTTTCTTATGGGCGCCGAAATAACCGAGGAGATCGTCCTCCCCTACAAGCCGCGGTCTTTCTTCAAACCCCTGCACCAATCCCCCAAACGCTGGAAGTTCGCCGTCTGCCATCGCCGGGCCGGCAAGACGGTGGCGCTCGCCAATGAGCTGATCGCTCAGGCGCTCTTGAACCCGCGCCAAGACCCCCCGCCTCGTTACGCCTATGTCGGGCCCAGCTTCGATCAGACCAAGGATCTGGTCTGGGGCTATCTCAAGCATTACACCGCCAACATCCCCGGAATCCGCCATCTTGAAGGCGAATTGACCGTGGTCTTCCCCGGCGGCGGCACCATTCGGCTCTATGGCGGCGCGCTTGCCTACGAGCGCATGCGCGGCATCTATCTCGACGGCGCCGTCTTGGACGAATTTCCGCTCCTCAATCCGGCTGCGCTGACCAGCGTCGTCCGCCCGGCCCTCGCCGATTATCAGGGTTTCTGCATTGTCAGCGGCACTTCCGCCGGCGATGATCACTTCCATAAATTGATGCTGACCGCGGAGGACGATCCCGATTGGGATATTTTCGACATCAAGATCTCCGACACTGGCGAGGAAGCGCTCAAGCAGGCCGAGGTCGACAAGATGCGGCTGTTCATGAGCCCGGACGAGTTCGCGCGCGAGATGATGAATTCGTTCGCGGCCCCCGTGGAGGGCGCCTATTATGCCGAGGCGTTCAATGCCCTGCAGTTGCAAGGCCGGGTCACCAAGGTCTCGCCCGATCTCAACACCAGCGTCCTCACCTCTTGGGACTTGGGCATCCGCCATCTGCAGGTGGTGTGGCTGTTCCAGCTCGCTGGTCGGGAAGTGCATTGGATCGATTACATCGAGGGCACCGGCAAGAGCCTCTCCCACTACACCGACCTGCTCGCCTTGAAGGCCAAGGTCGGCGGTTTCGCCTATCGCGCCCATCTCCTGCCGCATGACGTCGAGGTCAGGGAACTATCCACCGGCCAATCCCGCCGGCACGAGCTCAACAACCTCCTCGCCGAGCCCATCATCAAAGTTCCCAATCACAATACCGAGGACGGGATCACCGTCGTGCGCAGCGTTCTCGGCGTCAGTTGGTTTGACGAGACGGCTTGCCGCAAGGGCCTCGCCCGCTTACGCTCCTACCGGCGCGGCAAATCGGGCGCCGCCATTCCCGACGAGGCCGAAGACGCCGCCGACGCCTTTCGCACGGGCTGCGTCGGCATACCGATGATTAGCAGTATTCGTCACAGCGGCGAGCGGCTACGGAGGCGGATTCGGGGGCTTGTCTAGCTACTACAACGAGAATGATCCGTTTGCAGCGCAATGGCTGCGCAATCTGATCAGAGAGGGGCTGATTGCGGATGGAATCGTCGACGATCGCTCGATCACCGAGGTTGACGCAAGCGATCTCGAGGGCTTCACCCGCTGTCATTTCTTCGCCGGCCTTGGCGGCTGGGATCGCGCGCTTTCTCTCGCTGATTGGCGCGGCCCGGTCTGGACCGGCTCCTGCCCCTGCCAGGGCGAGAGCGTCGCCGGTAAGCGGCAAGGCGCGGCCGACCCGCGTCATCTCTGGCCCGCCTGGTTCCGTCTCATCCGCCAGCGCCGCCCTGCAGTCGTCTTTGGCGAGCAGGTTGCGCGTGCGGCTGGCACGCACTGGCTCGATGGAGTGTATTCTGACATGGAAGGAATCGGCTACGCCGTCGGGGCGGCAATATTGCCGGCTTGCAGTGTCGGGGCGCCGCACAGAAGGAACCGGCTGTGGTTTGTGGCCGACGCCGAACACGCCGAACGGAGGTCGATCGCGCGCGGATGGGCAGATGACGGCGACGGGACAGACACCGACCGGCAAGCGTCAGGTCGATCTGCGGCATGTGGCGAAACTTTCGATGTGGCCAACGCCAGTGGTGACGGACAGCGTCAACACTCGCAACGCCACGGCGATGCGCTACAATCCCGACAGTCGGCACCATTCAGGAACAACGCTGCTCGATGCGGCGGACATGGCGCTGTGGGCGACGCCGAATACGGGTCACGCGGAGTCGCTGGAGAGTTGGAACCGGCGCAAGGCGACCGAGTACGAGAAATATCCAGGGAAGGGCTTAGGCAGCGGCTCGCTGGAAATTCAAACTCAAATCCATGGCGCGACCACGGATGGATCGTCGGCGCCGACGGCAAGGCCCGGCGGGTTAAACCCGGAATTCGTTTGTTGGTTAATGGGACTACCGCCAGAGTGGGACGTCTGCGCGGCTACGGCAACGCCGTGGTCCCGTTGCTCGCGGCCGAGTTCATCAAAGCCTATCTCGAGTGTTGAGCCATGGTCGGCAGCGAACACCTGACCGCAGAGAATCTCAGCCATATTGCAACCAGGCCCGGCCAAGCGCATTTTGCCGTCGACACCAGTCACACGTGCAGGGAGTGCAGTTCATGGGCGAATCAGAGGGGCGAACGGAATCGGATCGGGCTCTTGAAGGAGGCGCGTTGCCGGAAGGCGCTGCAGCACCTGAAAGACCCGCCGCCGATCCCGCACGACGCGATCGCGTGCCGCCATTTCGAGGCCAGTCCACAGCCACCCCCAATCTAGATCTTCTGGTCGACATGGACGAGCCGGAGGAGATCGTCTTCGCGCTCAAGGCGATCGCCTTGAAGCGGCCGGGGAAAATCTGGGCTGCGCTCTACGAGCACCTCGGCCGCCTCGAGGTCGCGCTCGAGAAGCTCAATCAGCCTTAAGGCGTAAGCCCTATAGCGCATGCGTCTGAATCCGGATAAAACACCCGACGGGTGAACCGGACGGCGCGCGCCATGACAATGGAAAGGATGTTTTATCACAGTAAAGACCCCAATCCCCTTTCGTCCGCCGCATATGACCCATCAGATCCCGACAGCTACGAGAATTACCTTCGCTCCTTGATGAGCGACAGCCGGGATTACGAGAACGCTTTCCTACAGGTCGACCGCAATCAAGCACAATTATACTACTATGGGATGGAGCCCTGGATTGGGCCTTATAATCCAGGCTCGCCTTACATCGGCGAAGACCCGAACGCCACTCTTGGCGAGATTTTAAACAAAGACAATACCAACCAACCCAATCGCTCGACTTACGTCTCGACCGACGTCCGCGACGCGATCATGATGATGTTGCCAAGCCTGGTTCGGCTGTTCGGCGCCAGCGAGTCTCCGGTTTTTCTGGTGCCGCGCTCTCAGGAAGAGGTGCTGCAGGCCGAGCAGGCGACCGATTACGTCAATTATGTGTTTTGGAACGACAATCCGGGATTCCTTAATCTTTATGGCGCAATCAAGGATGCGCTGACGGTCAAGACCGGCTTTCTCAAGTGGTGGACCGAAGATTTCAAGGAGAAGAAGCGCAAGCGCTTCCTCAACGTCGGCGCTGATCAGATTCAGATGCTGCTGTCGGAGGACGACACGGCGCGGCTGGTCAGCATCGGCAAGCCCCTCCCGCCGGCGCCTCCCTCCGGCGCGGGGCCACCGCCGGGTCCGCTCAATGCGCCAACTCCGGGCCCGGCGCCTGGTCCGCCCCCGGGTCCGATGGCCGGTCCAGCGCCGCCTGGTCCGCTCGCTGCTCTGAGCCCGCCGCCCGCAGGGCCACCGCCTGGCCCGATGGCCGGCGCGCCGCCGCCCGCCATGGCTCCCGCGGGCCCGCCGCCGCCGCCGCCGCCGATCTACGATCATGTCGTGATCGAGTTCGAAGTCTCGAAGCCCTTAATCAAGATCGCCGGCGTGCCGCCGGAGGAGATGCGGCTCGATCGCTATGCGCGCTCGTTCCAGACCTCTCGCATCACTGGCCATCAGCGGATTGTTCCCATCGATCAGTTGATCGCCATGGGCTACGACCGCGAGCTCTGCCTCGACCACATCCAGACTTCCGAATCGACTTTCACCACCGAGCCGCAATTGCGCAATCCGGGCCGCTTCATGGGCACCCGGATGGGCGATGGGGTGATGTATGGCGAGTGGTATGTGAAGATCGACAAGGATGGCGATGGCGTTCCTGAACTTCGCTACATCTGCACCATGGGCCTCGAGTACACCATCGTCAGCGACGAGGAGGCGAACAGGGTCAAGTTCGCGCTGTTCTCATGCGACCCCATCGCCCACACCATCGTCGGCGACAGTCTGGCTGACTACACCGAGGACATCCAGCGCATCAAGACCAACATGATGCGGGCGATCCTCGACTCGGCCGCCGAGTCGATGAATCCGAAGACGGTCATCAACGAGCTCATGGTCACCGTCGACGACGCGCTCAACGATGATCTTGGCGCAATCATCCGCACCCGCGGCGATCCCAGCGCCTCGGTCATGTACAACAATATTCCGTTCCTCGGCCAGCAAGCGATGCCAGTCATCGATGCTCTTAACGATGTTCTGCAGCGACGCACTGGACTCTCGGATGCCGCCAAGGGTCTCGACCCAAAGGCGCTGCAGTCGAGCACCGGGATCGGGGTCGAGGCGGTGATCAACGGCGCTCAAGAGCGCACCGAATTGGTCGCGAGAGTGTTGTGCGAGACCGGCTTCAAGGACTTGTTCAGCGGTCTGTACAACGAGATCTGCGAGAACCCGAACCAAAAACGGACGCTGAAGATCCGCGGCGAATTCATTCCCTACGACACCGGCACGTTCGACGCTTCGATGGCGGTCGAGGTCAATCCGAACCTCGGCAAGGGCTCGGATATGGTGCGGATGGTGGCGCTGAACCAGATCGACCAGAAGCAGCAGATGCTGGTGGCGCAGATGGGCGTCAACAATCCGATCTGTGGCGTTCAGGAGATGCTGAACACCCAGACCGACCTTCTCGCTTTGGCCAACGTGAAGAATGTCGGCCGTTACTTCAAGACGCCGAACCCGCAACAACTGCAGCAGATGATGTCGCAGCCGAAGGCGCCGGATCCGATGGCGGTCGCGGCGCAGGCGCAGATCGAGAAGGTTCGTTCAGATAGCGCCAAGGCGCTCGCGCAGCAGCAGCTCGATCAGTCGAGGCTGATCGCCGACACCCAGTTCAAGCATCAGCAACTGCATGCCAAGACGCAGCTCGACATCCAGAAGATGGACATCGACGCGCAGAAGGCGGGGCTCGACCATCACGTTCAGTTGACGACACTGGCCAGCAAACTGGCCTCCGACGAGCAGGATCGGCAGCAGCAAGATCAGAAGGGCCAAGTCGACATGGCCCAGGCTCAGAACGATTCTGACGCGCAGGCCCAGCAGGCGCAGCAGGCGCAGAACGACGCGCAGTTGAAGGCGGTGCAGACACTGGCGCAGCACCACCAGAACATGGCCAAGATCCAGAGCCAGCACACTCAGGCGATGACCCAGATGGCGGCCCAGCATCATCAGGCGATGCAGGGCTTGCGATCGCAGGAGGGGCAGACGGGCGCCAAACTGGTGGCCGGCGCGCTTGATAGTCAGGCCGACCGGGCTCACCAGGCGCAGCAGTCTTCACTCGACCGTGATCACCAAGCGCTCACCACCGCGGCGACGCTGAACACGCAAGCGAAGATCGCTAAGGCGAAGCCGAAGAAATGACCGAGAAACGAACTCTAGAACAGATCAAGGCGGACGCGCGCGAGGCGAAGGAGCTGATCGAAAACCGCGCCTTTCTCGAGGCGGTCGCGGCGCTGCGTAAGCAATGGTTCGGCGAGTTGATGGATCCGGCGCTGGTGGATCAGCGCAACATCATCGCCTTGGTCGAGCGGCTGCGGGGATTGGAGGCCATTCCACAGAAGTTGGCGAGCACAGCGCGCGATGTCGAATTCGCGCCGAGGAGAAATTATGCCTGAAGGCATCGACGAGGCCGCATCGGCCTTCGCAGCGGAGGTTGCGCCGCAGAGCCGCCCGCGCGATCAGGGCGGGAAATTCGTTGCCACCCGCGAGAAGCCGGAGCCGATGTTCGGCGCGCGCGAGATCGAGGGCGATCCCCTAACCGGCGACACCCGCGACGGCGGCGACAATGAGCGGCTGCGTTCGCACGAGCGGGAGGTCGCCGACGGCCGCGCCGAGCGCACGCCGGCCAGGCGTGAGCCTGAAGACGATGAGGTGGAGGAGGTCGAGCGCGAGCCGGAGCACATTAGCGCCGAGGTCGGCGCCGACGATGAGGAGGGCGAGCCGCCAGCTCGCCATGACGACGGCGAAAAGTACGAGATCGTCGTTGATGGCCAACAGCAGGAAGTCACGCTCGAGGAGGCCCTCAACGGGTACATTCGTCAGCAGACCTTCCATCAGCGGCTGGCGCAACTCAACGGGATCCAGACCGAGATCGACGCCGATCACGGCCGCCTGAACGACAATTGGCAGATGTGGCACAAGGCGCGGAAGGATTACGAAGAAGACCTCGCCAACATGATCCCGAGAGAACCGAACTGGGATCAGGAGTTCGCGCGCGATCCGCGCGCCGCGCGTGAAAGTCAGAAGGTCTATCAGATTCTGTATGGGAAGCTCACCGCGTCCCAGCAGGCGCGGGCGCAGCGTGAGGCGATTGACGCGCAAGAGGCGGATAGACGCTTACAGAAATACGCGATAGATGGATTCGCCAGGTTCGTCGCGATGCACCCTCGGGCGCTTCCCGACGAAGCGACGCTGAAGCGAAACCTTCAGTCCATGCGCCGTACCGCAATGGCTGCAGGCTTCAGCGAAGGTGAAGTGGCCACAGTTTACGACCCGCGAATGCTCACGGTGTTGTTAAAGGCC